CCGCAACAGCCTCTTTAGTCTTTGAAGGCGTCATTGCTTTAGTATCAGATTCACCGGCGATAGCTTCCTCTGTTGTCGCTATACCAGTAATACCAGCTAAACCTTCTAAGCTATCAGCAATACCCTGCGCTCTGTCTGCCTGCTCTGTAGCTGTAGTTGCTGAGCTAGAAGCGCTGTTAGCACTTGCTTCTGCAGCTTCTTTTGAAGTTTGCGCAGCCGCCATACTATCCGCAGCGCTTGAAGCAGATTGAGCCGCAGCCTTTTTAGAATCCTCGGCAGCAGCGACTTTATTATCTATTTCAGCAGTAATATTCTCAACTGTTTTCTGCGCAGCATCTTCTGCCGCAGTAGTCGCAGCTTCAACAGCGGTATTTTTAGCAGCAACAGCTTCGTCCTTTATTTCCGTAGTCTCATTTACCGCAGCATCTTTTATAGCGGTCAGCTCTTCGATTGCAGTATTTTTAATATTTGTTGTTTCGTTAACGGCGCTCTCTTTGACCTGTTTCGTTTGCTCTAATACATCTTTAGCTAAAGGTAACACCCTAGCAGGGTCCTCCGTCAGCACAAGCCCATCACCAGCATCATTGATTCTAAAACTCATTCCAGCCTTTACCGGAAAAGTATTATTAAAATTATTTACATCAACACCAGCAGATAATGTCCTATTCAATTTTTCATTTAATTGCTGACATATAAAAGTTAGATCGTCAAAAGACAATTCAATATTCTCTGCAAAAAACGGACCTTGATTAACCAGGTTCATTAGCTGATACAATGGCAGCTCACGATAAATAGTTATTTTATGTCCATCAGGCAGCGGATCGCCATTAGCTGGATAAGTAACTGTTTTTGCTCCAAGATCAACAGAAAAATTCTCCGTTTCTACGGCAACGCTATCATCACCTGTAATATATACTTTTATATATTCAGGATGATCCGTCATCTGAAATGTTATTGGGAATTTCGTTGTCGCTCCATTACCAACATAAATATCTTTAACCGTGGTATTTTGTACTGTCATTTATTTTCACCTCCCTATATCTTAGTCGAAGCGGGCGCATCCTTTACGGTATCGGCATTTAACATATTAGCTATAGTAGTTGCTATCTTTAGCTTTTCATCTAAAGACGTCGCCTTTTTCTGCTCTTCCAACAGCAAATCTATTTGTTCTTGTATAATCGCCTCTTTATTCATAATCTCTCTCCTGTTCTATAACTGGAAGTACGCCTTTTTCCTTTAACAGGTGGTAAATAAACAGGCGTCCCTTCTGCGTCCAGTAAGTATGGAATCTATTTTCGCCATCAGTAGTAGAAAAAGTCTTGCTTTGGGTATAACCGTAGCACTGATATTTTTCATACAAGAACCATATCCCGCCTTTTTTATACTGAACTCCCAAATCGTGTAGCAGGCTATTCATTTTCTTTGCGCTCATACCATAGTCTTTGGCAATCTGCGTTACCGACATCAAAGTATTATTTTGTAAGATAAGATCGTAATAGCTTGCTTTAGGCCGCATTTCATTGATAATCTGTTTTTGCTGGGTATTTTCAATTTGCAGAGCTTGTGCTTTTTCTGCTATTTCAGCAGCCATCCTAAGAGCCGCTGGTAAATCTTTTGGAATAACTTCCTGCTCTTTTAACAATTCTTCCATTTTATTAAAAGCAGCAATATATTTTAGCTTCCATTGCAAAACATCTCTAGTATTATTAAAGCTCATAACTAATAAAGAAAATCCATCACGTGTCATCAGATATTCTTTTCTATGCTCACCTTTTGCGTCAATGTACTGGTGTTCGTTAAACCAACGAACTTTTACGCCGGTTTCCTGCAGATCCAAGATATGTTTTTCAACAGCTTTAATTACATCAGAATGACGTTTACCAAAATGCTCTGCTACCTGCCGGCTGGAAACAACTACCTGCCTTCCAATGATTTGTACTAAATTTTCCATAAGCCTCTCCTTCCAAATAAAAAAGCGCCTACCGAAGTAAGCGCTTTCTATTAAATTCTAACTAACTTATGATACTATTTTATCATGTCAATATGTCGCCAAGTGTCGCCAAAAATATAACCGCCTCCGCTATCAAACCCAATAACCTTACATTAATATTTTAACTCCGTTTTATAGGCGTTTTGTCGGAAACTTTTTATTTTTCTCGTCCATCTGAAATAAAATATTCAAAATACTATCTTCTTGAATGCCTAGCCTCTCTAATTTGAGTTCTACTTGACCTTGCTTTTTAGAGTAAAACCTTATTGCATTAGCAAGCTCTGAAACGGCAGCGTTATTACATAAACAATCCAACCCATCAAGCAAATCATCTAACCAGTCATTATAAATATTCCATTCTTCAAGATAGTCTTTTACATCATTCGACGAACATTCCATTTTATGATCACTGCTTTCATTTATATATTTTGCTTCAAACTCATTTCGATTCATATTTTTTACCACGTGTATAAATCTGGCGACAGCTTCTACTTTATCGTCAGGGCACGACGACCTATTCCCGTTCATGGTATATCCTCCTTGATATACCAACCGAAAACTGCTATACTATTATTATCAGCTTCGGCTGGTGCTTGAAACACTCGCTATACTTTCCACGGTGCGGCGGGTGTTTCTTATTTTATATTACGCTCCTACTTTTTTATTATCAATAATACTTTGTATTACTGGAATTACCTTCCTATAATATCTAAACGATTCTACCTGTTTTTGACAATGGCGTGATTTGTCATAAAAATATTTACCATATTCCGCAGTTTTTAAATTATGCTGGTTAGCAATTCTGCCAACCATATTACCGCTAATACCCAATTCTTTGCCAACCTCATCTGCAGATAGAGTGTTTTCATTTATAGCCTGCATCGGCAATAATGGTACACCACTTAAGACCTCTGCCGCTTTCTGTTGGCAGATATGCTTGTACTCGCTAATATCTGTCATCTGCGCTACTTTAAGAAAAGTTGATGCTACTCTTGCCCTGCTGTTATTTAAGCGGGCTTCTACTTCTTTAGCTTTGATATCCTGATTTACAGAATACGATCCGGTTTTACGAATAGAAGGAATTACTTCAGCAACTACCCATTCCTGAAAAGCTTCAGCGGCTGGCAATTTTGAACGAAGTACTAATGAGTATAATCCAGCTTCGTCGATAATAGTTAATTGCTGCTTCCCTCCAAGGGTGTCACAATTCGTTACCCCCTTGTGGTTTCCCTTAACGTGATCAGATAATGCTTTCCGGGGATTGCTGTACCCCAACACTTCAGCAACATCTTTGCCTACAAACCACGGCTCATTATTTTTTTCAATTACTCTAACTTTACCAAAAGCTTCGTTTTCAAAAATCTTCAGTTCGTTTTTCATAAAAATACATCCTTTCAATTTTAATTTGAAAGAATGTTCAATATATGATAAACTGTTAAAAGAATGATGTTTATCTTGAACATTCTTTCAGTGTGAAACTACCATTGTTCCGCCAAGAACTATTTGATGGTAGTTTCTTTTTTTGTTTCATCAAGCAAGTTAGGATACTTATTTAACAAATCATCATATACTAACCCCTTGACATAGCCAGCAATACTAATTCCAACTTTTGTACAGTGGTATCTAAGTACTGCTCCAAGATCCTCTTTAAAATCAATTGTTGGCCTCATGTTCAATCCTCCTTTATCGTTTCATCGCTTTAATTTTAACGTATTTCGTTAGTTATGTCAATATACGTCTTTATGTTCTTTGAGAAAAATATTGTGTATTATAATTATTATTGTTATAATTGCGTCAGGTGGTGATTAATATGTCTTTCAGTGAAAATTTAAAGAAACTCCGTGAAGCCAAGGGTATGACCCAAAAAGATTTGGCTACAAAGTTAGGAGTATCCTCGAGAATTGTTAGTTACTACGAAACGGGAAAAAGTATTCCTAGCGATCCAGAATTATTAAAAAAGCTTGTAGAATTATTTAATGTAACTTTAGATTATCTGCTTTTAGATACTCAATCAAAGTCTGACTCTAAAGTCTATAAATTAGTAGAAAAATTGATATACGATACACAGAACTCTTTGGTTCACTGGGATATCTTCCCCAAAGTTGAAAGTGTTCCATTCATAAAAAAGATACCCGAAGACTTAAAAGAAGAAATAATGGTCTTGGATGACAATGGAGATCCAGTTTCCTTAGATAAAAACAAACATTTTAATTCAACACATCCAATCATGAATGATTTTATTTTGAACTTTTTCCCTCAATTTAATGATTATGATTTTTTGGAACACGAATCATATTTTGCTGAGATTGACCCTATTTCACAGAATGGTTATTTGCTTTTCAAATTTTTCAGAGATAGTGAAGTAGTAATCGGACTTTTTGCTTATATTTCAGGTCGGTTTAAATTCATTACAGATTCAAAAAAACATTCTATTATTGATGATTTATATATAATAGTGGACAATCAAGATAATGACTTGAATAAGTTCATAGAGGAATACCTTAATAAACCTTCACTTTAAAACAGCCTACGGGCTGTTTTATTTTTGTTTATAAATGTGATATAATTGTGAAAACGCAGGTAATTAATATGCTTATTTCAGGGGTATTAGTATGGATAAATTTAATGACGACATGGGAAAATTATGTGTATGGCTTTCTGTATTTGCAATCGGAATGGGGCGTGAAGGCTCAATAATACTTAAACTTCAATGCGGAATTATTACTTTAATTGCTTTTACTTTATATTTGCTAATTATAAAATTAATTGAAAATGTGTTTGTTGCTCTTGGACTAATTATAGTGATAATATATTTTATACCATACATAGCTGGTATTTATTCTTATAATGCCTATCTAGGATTCATTTTGCCATTTTTTTGGTTTTTATTTATGTTAGTGTTCCACAATAAACGACTACACGGCTATAATATTTCTAATTGGGAAATAAGAAAAACATATGAACAATGTCATTCGCATAAGTTTTTCTTCTAAGTGTCAAGCAAATTGTTAAGAGGTGTTTTAATTTGTTAAAATTTTTTAAAATTTTATTAAATTATAATGGTAGAGCTAATAGAAAAGAATATATTTATAAATGCATCAAACTATTTGTACTATACATAATTATCGTTATATTAATGACGATATTACGCTCATTACTTCCAGAAAACATCTTTTTACCAATATTTTCAATTACTGGTATTCCGTTAATTATTCTTATTACACTCGCTGGTCTTGCTAATATGATAAGACGTTGTCATGATCTTAACCTTCCTGCTTATGTAGCAATAGTTTATTTGATTTCCAACTTTTTACCAGGACGGTTGTTTCCTTACGCCTCCCCTGTCACATTCATTATTTTTTTAGCTGGGTTATGTCTATTTTTTTTAAAAGGAACAACAGGCCCAAATAAATATGGCGATGACCCATTACAAGACCCCATCTCTTTAGGTTAGCTTTATAATAAATAACCCCCCTCAAATTTGAGGGGGGTTATTTATTAATCACGTTCTCTTTTGGGTCTGCGTCTGTAAATATCTCCCCACTGAGGTTCCATATCATTTACAACAATATCATAAGCATTAAAAAATAACTTGTTAAACTGTGCGGGTACACCAGCAATAAGACCGCCGAGATTAGCTAAAGGTTCGACAGCTTCTTCTGGTTCGGCCTTTCCTTGAATCACTTTGCCTAATTTTGCACCAGTACGTTCTAACTGTTCAAAAGCACCTTGCACAGCAGTCATCCTATAACCATAGGTTCGCATTCCTACCATATTGCTAACAAGAGTATTAGCAACTTGTCCAACAGGTCCTAACAAACTCATAGGATATTGCAAAAGTTCTTTACCATATTTTATCCATCCGTCATCATCTTCCTCAAAAGGAGGCTCTAATGCGAGAGCTAAATTCAGCAGGCAAAACATAAAATACTTAGCTGCAGCAAAAGCAACTATTCGCTTAGATGCTTCAGCTTTTCTGCCGGCACTCCACTCACGGCCAAAAATTCCAAATTCCCTTTCCCACTGATTGAACTGCGTATTAAAAAAGCCCTGGAATGTTGTAAATAATTTCATAAGTGCGCTGCCACGCTGAATAGGCGCAACGTCTGTAATACGACTGCTGCCAAGCGTACGCCTAATAACAGTCTCCGCAAACAAGACAGCTTCCTGTTCGCTGGCACCTGCATTGATTTTCTTTTGATATGCCTGAGCCCAAATGGGTATAGCAGAAATATTATCTGTTGCAACCAAAACATTGGTACCAAATTCCACTGCAATTTTTTCAACTGGATTTAGCTTTCTACCTTCATCTTTGATATCACGCATTGAAATATCTGGAACTATAGAGCGTTCTTTCATAAAAGGTGATTTAGAATAGACAAGATCTCTAGTAGCTTTCCAACCTTGTCCATTTTGCATATTCAAAAATAAATTTCCATAAGCGGTCATTACATCCTTATAACCAAAGCCTTCAACAACGTTACCATATAACAATGGATTACCTAAGTTTTGAACAGCAGTTTTGAAGTTAAGCATTATTGCTACATTGACTGTCTTTTGGCGAATCCAACTTAAACAATCACCCGCATCTCTTTCACTTATAGAACTATAGCCTCCACTACCATAAGGTTGAGCTGTTTTCTTTAAGAATTCTTCAAATGCTTCAAAATTCGCAACACCTAATTTTTCTTTCAGCAAAGAATACATTTCAGGATCGTTCATTATTTTACGGAAGCTTGTAGTCAACTCTCTGTAACAGAGATCGTGTATATTATCCATAACCGCAGAATATTCGGCGCCTTTTCTTAAATCCAACGGATATACACTTTTATCGCGAGTTTTAGTTCCACCAGTATTAGTATGCAAAGTTCTAATATTGTTTACAGAACTTTTATCGTTTGTTGCCGGTACAGCATCCAATGACGCAGGATGACTGCCGCTATCAGAATATCTTACTAAAGGAACATAGCCACCACGAAAAACAACTTTGGCACCATTGCGCAAAGTAAGTTCTGCAGGTAACGCATCAACACGTTCCGGAGAAAATCCAGTCATTCGTTTTACCATATCAGACGTTTCGTCCCAATGAGCATTACAGGCATCAACAACCTTTTGTGCATAATTGATATCTGCTTCTGTTAAAACATTTCCCAAAAATTCAAGCAAATTGCTTCTAGTTAGTTCAACATCACCTTCAACCCATAAACCAGAACCTCTAAAGAATTCTGTATATGTACTTTTTTCTTTCACAGAACATAATTTATATGAACTACTTTCTGTACCTAAATACAAAAGCATTTTTATAAGGTTATGTTTTGATACATTAGCGTTAAGTGCTTCGTAATAAATTTCTTTATCTGCTGCTTCCACAGCTTTTTTATCAGGCAGCCATTTTTTAATAGCATCAGCAATACGTTCCTCAAATTCCATTGTATATACAGCTTTTTTATTAGCTGCAATTTGTACGCTTTCACCAAAATGCTTACTGAAAAATCCATATTTCCAGCCGTCCATACGTTCAAAGAAATTATCAGTGTTAGTAAGACTTCGTAAAAGTCTTTGATGTGGTTTGACATTTTCGTTAGAATTAATACCAGAGTGCCATTTCGTTTTCAATTTCAACAGATTTTCAATCGCCTGATCTTTGAACTCTTTATAATCTAATGCCTTTCCATACCAGGTTATATATTTTTCCTGTTTAGAAATTGCTTTAATATTTTTTAATGCATTTATTACATCTTCATAACGTTCAAAAGTCAATGTTTGCATCGGAGAAATAAAAGCCCTATTTTCATCAAGCAACCAATCAGCAATGGAAACATTATCATATTCATTCTGCATTGCTACAGCATATTCAGCTAATGACTGTGTTCTAAATTCCGGATTATACTCTTTATGATTCAACCCCAGCCTTTCCATAAGTGCAGCAGCTTGCACAAAATGTTTTTCATCTACCCATGTATCCTTTTTAGCTTTCATCTGCCGCTTAAGATATTTTTTGTCCTGTTCGATTTTGGCACGTATATTAAGGCTCTCCTGAACCATAGCGTGATTAAGGGCTTGTAATCTTTTATATTTTAGCGCTGAATCATGATCATTATTTTTGGCAGCATCAAGCGCTTTAGCAGCAGCACGACGTTCGGCTGATATATACTTACTGGTACGAATAGCATCAGCAACCACCATATTACTCAGCTCAGTTTTAGCAGCTAATTTTGCCTGCTGGCGCCGTGCTCTGGCCAATGCTAATGCTTGTTCTGCACTACGCTGTTTGGCTAGAATCCCAGCTGCAGCATCCTCTATAATTTGCTGTTCCACACCAATTACCAGTCCGCTATCATCAGTATAAAATGCTTCTCGTGCAGCTTGTTCTGCTAATCTGCGTTCTTTATAAATATCCGGGAATTTAGTCTGTACCATCTCATCCGCATATAAAGTAATAGCCTGTTGTAATGCCGGCTCACTTAATAATTTTGATGAAAGTTCATCTCCAGAAGTAAACCCACTAGCTTCAGATATCATATCAAATTTAACAATATCCAATTCTTCTTTTTCATTGAGCGGTTTTGATTCTATATCCATAGCTCTAGATAAAAGTTTTCTATAATATTCTGCAACAGCTTTACCTGTTTTATATTTTGGGAAATCTTCTAATAACATATTTTCTGCTGCATAAATTGGCTGTTGTTCCAACTCTTGACGTATCGCAGGTAATATTTCTGCTCGATATTCTTCAATTTGCATCTTACGTTGATCAGTAAAATTTTCAAGGCTCTGCTTTGTCAGAAGGTTTACTGCTTTTTCATGCGCTTTAACTATAACATTCTGCAGTCTGCGTTTTGAAGCTTCCGAAAGGTTATCTGTAATTACCGAAGGCAGCTTAGCAAAATATCCGTCAACACGCTCCATAATATTAATATCTTCTTGGCTGGCAAGCATCCTATCAAATACTTCTTGCACTTCCTGTGTTATAGGCACAGCATATTCATTTGTAGAAATAAAGTCTTTAATTGTTTTATAGGTTTCAAGTAACCACTTTTGAAACCTAGATAAAGGCCCCTGCATTTCTTTAGATGGAGATTTTCCAAGCATAATATATTGCTCTGCAGCAGTTGCCCAGCGCTCATGAGCAGCAGTTTTACGTTTCTGTTGTTCTTCTGTTAATTCTTCAAACGGTTTATTTAACTGATTCCATTCCAATTCAGTCAATTCAGCATAATCAAGCATAGTCTGACGGTCTTTTTTCATCTGCTCTGTAGCATTAGGGAGTGCCCCTTCACGCATGAGGTTCTCAATAAAGTAATGGCCGACAGCTTCATGAATAACAGTGCTCATATCAGCCCCTTCAAACAGGCTGATAATTGCTTTGCCTTCTTCGTCCCAGGTGATAGCGCCTTTAGTTTTCCCTTCGGCCTGGTAGTATCCCTGCATTTCTTCTCGTCTCTTGCGAAGTGCATTTTCATCTGGTATACTATTATTAAGAAGACTGTCAAGGTCGGTTATTCTGCTAGCGGAATCGCTGCTAGGAGATTGTAACAACTTGTCAGTCTTAACAAAACCGCTATCTGTTGAAAACGGCATGAGCCATTCGGGCTTCTCGTTTTCAATCAGTTTAGCGGTTTTTTCTTTATTGATGTATCTTAATTTTCCGTTTTCAATTTGCTTAGCAAACCATTCATAGCGTGGTTCGCCTGTCTTATTGTCAGTCTTACCATATGCGCTTATAATTTCGTTCATAACATATTTATTGCTTTTATTATCTACTTCAAGCTCAAAAGGCACTACAATGGTTGCTCCATTTTTAGATTTTAAATCTAGAGCAACTATTTTTCTTTTTGCACCATTCTTACCATCATAGGTATCAAATATCATTAAGGGATCAGTTAATGCCCTAGGTATCTGCTTCACTATATCAGCAGACATATCACTTTTATGTTTTCCATTTAAAACTTTATCAAGATTTTCAACAGACATATCTACCGGCAATATTTTAGCACCAGCAACTTCTAACGCAAGAGGTGTCTGCATTACTCTAATAGTTTTATCTACCAATTTTCCTGATATAAACTTATCAATATTAGCAGCGAAGTTATTTTCATCCTCAAGCAATTTTTCGTTAGCGCTTTTAGTTTGCATATATCGGCCATTAGGCGTACTGACAACACGCTTGAAGCTTACAGGTTTATCCCTGAAATACTGCATAGGGTCATCAGGATTAGCAATATTAGCATGACTGCTTAATAAAGCTACCGTATCTAATGCTTCCTGTTTAGTTGCTCCTGCACTTAATAATTCTTGAATACGCGTATCTTTCCATACTCTAAATTCTTCATCATTAATATCTAAACGCTGATATTCTTTTTGCAATTCTTTTTGCATTTTTTCCTTACTTATAGAATATCCATTATCTTCAAAAATAATGCTATCTTTAACAGCAGAATAAAAATCGGGCTTCTGTGCAGCCATTACTTCAAAATTTCCCTGCATAATGTCGATATCAAGGCCTTCTTGAGCAGCACGTTCGATATTATTAGCTTCAACGCCCAAAGATGCCGCTATTTCATCAATATTCTGAGTTTGAGCGTACTGATATAAGGCTTCGGCATCTATAGATATTTTACTTCCCTGCAAATTAGAATTGATAACACTAGCAGCATAAGCAGGTTCCGCTCCGCTTTTTTTTACATTATCTATTCTTTCTTCAAGTGTATTAAGCTGTTCTTTATGAACATTACGATCTAGTGCTACTCTAATAGTAGACGCGCCGCCACCTAAAATACCACCAATTAATCCAGCATACAAAGCATTTTTCGTATATGTCCCAACATTCTTATCAAATTCTGCGGCTAATTCCTGAATACTTTTACCTTCATTTTTAGCAATCATATTCGTAATTTCTTCCGGATACTGTTGAATACCTTCAGTAAAAGCTTCCGTTAATGCGCTTTCACCTATTTGTTTTAATTTTTTACCTAATGTGCTTCCCGCCGGAACTCTTTTCAGCAGTTTCCCCAAAGATAATCTTTCTAAAGGAGTTTGTATTATTGCATTTGCGATACTTGCCTGAGCCGCTCTCTTAGTATCAACACCTTCTTCTTTTAGATCCAAGTATTGATTTCCTGCAATCTGAGCGCCCATTAACGCTGTACTAGCGGCGCCACCTGTAAAAACTGTTGCAGCCACCTGGGTAGCGAGTTGCCCGGCTCCCTGTACTAAGTCTAATCTAAATTGTTCTGCAACAGTATCTCCTTTTACATTAAATGGCTGCAGATGTTCAGACTTTAAGGCTTCGTCAATAATTGCTACTCCCTCTGTCATTGGCTGATAATTAGGTTCTCGTTCTCTTCTTGTGGCAATATTATAATCTCTGGCCATTGCTAAAGTTCCTAAAACACTGCGTTCTAATAAATTGATAGACCCATTGTAAAAAGATTTTACATCTTTCCATTCTCTATCTTTCACATACTGTTGGTCAAGAAAGTCAAAATTCCTCTGTTCTATAGAGAGTTTTTTAGGTTCGTGAAGAGCATTATAAGTCAAAGGATTATATCTTGATTCAAACTCAGACTGTAATATTCTCATTTTTTCAGAATCCATATTTATCACCTCGTTATTGTATATAACCTTGCTGCATTCATAATTTCTGTTGTACCATTAGACAATCTTACAGAATATAAATCTTCACCAATTTCTGTGACACTTTCTATTCCACTACGTTTATAATCAGCCAAACTTAATTCAACCGTTTCATTCCTATTTAAAAAAGTCCCCCTAGTTTCCATATATCCTACTGGCTGCTTAGTTATAAATTCTTTGCCTTTTTCAATTACTTGATATAACGGCGGAGTAACTCCTGTTTTTTGTTCCTCACTTATAATCCACTCTTGCAATAAAGCTTTCGCACCTATCCAAGCTGCTTCTTTTGCAGGATTTTCATCAATATCGCCAACAATTTGATATTTTATATCATTGTTCCAATCATAAGCAAACTCCCCTTTTCCTTCTTTATATTTATCATATGTTTTGTTAGCCTCATAAATTTGATCAGCATTTAATCCTTGTTCTTTTGCAAATTCAAGATACTCCTCACGTGTAGCAAATGCATGATCACCTAGCATATCATTTACTCTTTTTACTGTTGTAGATGATGCTTTATTGCTACCTTTTTTACCATTAGTACCGTAAAAATAATCTGCTGCAGATATCATTTTCTTGCCAGTTTCAATATCTAAACCAGCAGTAGATTTAATCCAATCAATTGCCGCTTCATAAGAGACCCCTTGTTGCTGCATCCCATAAATATCACCAACAATCTTTCTATATAAAAGATCATTATACTTCTTCTGACGTTCCTCTTGATCTTTAATTATATTTTTATATATTTTGGAAACTGTTTGACCCTCTTCAAAACTCATTTTAGGGCTTTCTGTACCCATTCTGCCTAATATACTATCTGCATATTCATTAATGGATGGTTCATCACCATTGCCTTGTTTCCTATTCAAAGCCTCCTCGCTGTAGCTTAAAGCACCTTCTCCAGCATACCAAGCAATAGCAGCACCTCTCGGCCCATATTTATCCCAATACTGCTTTAATTTAAATCTAGCTACCTTCTCTTGATTTTCAGGCGTCATTTTAGCATTATCTTGCAATCCCGCCTCTTTACTCCAAGCAGGCCAATTTTCAGGCATTATTTGATATTTACCACTTGCACCTGTACGTGCATTTACAGCACCATAATTCCCGCCACTTTCTTGACCGGATATAGCATTCACAAAACTATCAAAACTAGATGTTCCGTTCTTCATACTTTCTAGCGCAGCCATCGCAGCATCGCTATCATTTCCATATTGTTGATAAAGTTGCTGAGCTATTTTATAACTATTTTCGAGTTGCTCTTTCTGATTAATTATATAATTGAAAGAATTACGCTGATCAGGTGTCAAAACATCATTAAAATATCGCACAAGTCTTTTGCTTTCTGTGTAGTCCTGGTTAACTATAGCCTGTTTAATTACTGCTGTACCCAGTCTACCAAGCGCTTTGTTAGTTTCCAATTCAACACGTTCTTCACCATATGTTCCAAATATATCTTCAACACTAAAGATTGTTTTGTTAACAGCATCTTTCAAAGCTTGAGGATCATTTGGATTTTGCATTAGCGTTGTCGTAATCTGATTTTGATTGTTTTCATAAGTAGTATTCTGCCAAGCTTCAAACTGCTGCGCTCTGTATTGCCCCAAAACTCTGCGATTAGCATTATCAGTTTGCTGGGTGCTGTAATCAAATAACATAGCACCTTTGCCGTACTTTACGCTTTGAGGACTTTGAGCCATAAGTTCGCTGCGTATCTTTCTTTCGCCAGCTTCATATTCGCTGACAATATCCAGCGCTCCTTTTTCTTTCTTCTGCATCAGCTGCATTCTAAGTTCATTAGTACGTTTAACATACTCATTATTGGTCTGCAGAACGTCCGTTCTTATGATCTGCTCTCTTATATGTTCAACACCGGCCTGAATAATTCTACCGGTCTGAGCAGATTCCCTGGCAACAGCCTGCTGCCCGCTGTTATCATAACGTACATTAGATACTTTACTTGCCGGCGCTCCTAACTGCGCACCTACTTGAAATATATCGATTGCCATATTCTAGCCTCCTTTTGGGTATAGAAAAAGCGCTTTAACAAATTGTTAAGCGCTTAAAGGTGTGTTATAATGTTGTCCGAGATAGTTTGATAGTCGGATTCTCTCCCTGTCAAGGGAGGTGATAGCATGACTGTATACGAAGCCTTATCTTTGATGGTAACCTTTGGTACACTCGTTGCTATCATTTTGTCTAACCGCAAGTAATTTTACTTACATAAGACAAAAGACCAACTAATGGTGTAGCCGGCCTTTTCTTCAAGTCTATACTTTTCAGGAGAGAGCTGACACGCCAATATCAAGCTATCTCTTTTCGTTTATTATATAATACATTCCGTACTAATGCAAGCACAGTCTGAATTTCTTAACTATGCTCTCTTCATTAACTCACTTTAAAAGTAAGTTTTCATCGGGAAATAACTGTAATTGCCTTGTCTATATCCAGTTCCACTACTGTTGAATTGATATGTAGCACCTGTAGTTACACTGGGAGTTGAAGAGCTAGAAGAAGCACCTTTCTTTCCTGCGCTCTTAGGACTGTATAAACTACCTGCAAGGGATAACCCACTCATAAGCATATTATTCATAAGTGCACGCTTACCGGCTTTACGGTAATTGCGTGCATTTTGATTATAGATATCACGTTGATTAACAAGGTCAGTAGATTGTTGAAAAATATTTTCCACTCCTTGCCTCGAGTTATAACGTTCAATAGCAAGTTCCGTCTCCATATTGTATGCACTGTCAGCTAAAGCACTGGCCGCACTGCCGGAAGCTGCTATACCAGACGCACCTATATTGGCTCTTTGCTGGCTAAGCATAGCGTTCATACGACGGCGTTTATTCTCCTCATTAATGGTATTTGACTTGGATTGCTCTTCAGCCTGTGCCTGCAGCTTATCTGCGTTTTGATCAGCTATCTGTGCATTTACCTCAGCTTGCTGGGCAGCAGCGTTATATTGCTGCTGCTGTGCTCTACCAGTAATAAAGCCACCTAATAGAGTGGCACCTATTGTTGCTGCTACGCCCATTATTCATCATCCTTTCTAAATTCAAAAAAATGGTGCGGCAGACCGTAAATACCATATGGTTCCGGTTCATGTATTTTTGCACCGAGCCATTTAAGCCAGCGGATGATCTCATCATTTCCAACGTTGACCCAGTTATACAGCCTGCTATATCTTTCCAAAAGCCCTTTTACAGCCTTTTTAGTATACCGTCCGACAAATACCCTATGATTATCCATTTCTCGCGTCATAAGCAGCCATACGCGCACATCGTCGCTCATAATAGACGGTTTTCTAACTCCGTATACTGCAGCCGGTACTCCATCGATTCTAAGGCATCCGACCTCGACGCTGTGCTCTATCCCACCCAATATATCATCTAAAGCATTATCACCAATAGCACAAAACAGTTCTTTACGGTTATTATCTTTTAAATTTGCTGCTATGTAGACTGCATCTGCTCTTGTCGGTATTGCAAATTCGTATTTCGTCATAATATATCTTACCCTTCTATTTCTGGTATCAGCGACAAGACTGTCATAGGCAGAGGATCAGGTTGTTTAATTATTACCTGCTGTGTTTCTGACCAGCTTGCTGATTTAACGACAATTTTAACTTTTTCTGTTTTTAACGCTATTGGCGCCCCGTAAGCTTCGTTACTTCTCCATTTAATCTCATCGAGAGCATCATCTCGCATTCCATATACTCCGCCGCGGCTATCCTTAAGCATTGCGATAAAGCTAGCGATTCGCTTCTTACGGCTTAGATATGTACCGTCCTGAGCAGTAAAATCTATAGGCAAAGTTTTTATTTCTGCATCAATAGGCAGCCCTACATGAACTTTCTTGTATTTGTTACCAAGAACAACCTTGCCATTTTCAACTGTTTGTTGGGGTAGCACATTCCCATCAGCTAATATCGCCACAGTATACCCTTCTAAATGCTCAAGTCCAGATATTTCATCGGTCGGTTCTCCTTCATAAGTTATTCCACTATCGACGAAGAACTGGTCCTCTACATTAGTACTTTTATCGCGATTTGACATTATCTCAACATAGTACTTACCGGCACGCTCTATAACTGCATATAAAGTATCCTCTGTTTTGCCGCTAATACTACAAACATTTATAAACTTCCCACTTGATATGGAGTGTTGATGCCAAGCATAAATATCTTGTTCTTTAAGATAAGTTAGCCCCAGAAGCAGTCCGTCATCACGTACGCACCAAATAATACTGTTAGGTATTTGCTGATATGTCATAGAGATTATCTTATGTCCTTCAAACAAATGTGCTGCTAAAAGATTTAAATCGTCGCCTGTGTATTTGTCCACATCATAACTGTATGCTAAGTCCCTAATTATATTTCCCTGTTGCTGAACATATACAATACGGCTGCCAACCGTCACAGGATTAACATCTGATACCCCTCTGTATTCCTGTGGTTGGCTTAAAACATTACTACCAGTAAGAGGCTTACCACCGCCACTTAACTTATACTCACCGCCAGAAGTTAGAAGAATCATCTCTCCAAATGCAATAATAGCTTTAATACCATTCATTTGCCCACCGTTAAGTGTTCCTGTTACAGCATCTTCATCTAATGCAGGGATATTCACTCCAAAATTATAATAGTCGCCGGTTTTACTAGACCAAAAAGTTTGCGGCATACCTTTGGTTCCCGCAAAAATCAATCTATCTTCATAAAAACCAGTTGCAGCAGGGTAACCTTTTTTATCGTTCCATGCAGCAAAAGAAAAATCTTTTGTGCTGCTGGTGGAAGCTAATCGTTTTTTTACCGTTCCATTCACTACTGTAGGGCTAATATATTCAGTAATCAATACATAACCTGTATAATCACCACCAATACTTTGTATTGTTATATAGCCTCTTTGCTTTTCATTTTCACCATCCCAAACGCCTGTATTGAATTCATTAGAGGTAACTCTATAACTGACAATACTTTCAGATGTATTTTCTTCTGTAAAATTATAATTTTGACTTCTATTTCCACTTTGAGTTCTAATATTTGTCCATTTATCAGACGCTTCGTCATATTTTTCTAAATTAAAACTACCATCCCAAAAACCAAAACTTTCTACATAGACAGAAGATTTTGGAAGCACATTAACCTGCAAATTACTTCCTGAACTATTAGGTACAGCTTTTTTATAATCAGTAGGTAGAAATTGGGTGATTGCAAATAAACTTCCTACATCTTCCTGCGAAAAAATATTTGATGTAGCAGTTATTGTTACATTCCCACTAACAGCTGAAGCAGATACATCTACTTTATTTGTTGCATTCCGAAAATTAAAAGCATCATCAAACGGTCCACCAGTAATATCCATTCTTTCAAAACGCCAGTCCAACTCTCCATATCTCGTAAGCGTCATAGGCGCATGTTCCGGATGAACTATAAAAAGCACGTCAGCACTCTGCGTATATTTTATTTTTGCAGCATCTTCTAAATCTTTGTCCACAAAGAAATTATCTATACTGTATGGTGATCCATTATCATCTCTAACAATATCACCATCTTTATAAAACCGGCATCTGCCGGCTGTAATTTCGACAATATAATTTTGGTCTGTACTATACATAAATGGTATTAGCACAGCCTTTTTATTATTATAAGTCTGCGCTATAAATTTAAACCCGGGTCTATTAGCAGCACCGCCATAGCGTAGAACTAAGAAATTTCTTAACGTAGCAGCTCCGCTATCATATTTAGCAATGTCTGTACGTCCATACATTGACGGCGACAATTCACCGCCGGCAAAACTTGACTTTAATTGATAGAGTGCCATAATTATGCCCCCGTAAATCTTGCCGCCGCTAATCTACCAACATGCGGGTCCAGCAAATTCTCTTCATCCGCATCTGCTGCGCTTGCTTCCGAAAAATATGCATTGTATGCCTGAATGCACATTTGGGCCAAATCCAATTTACCTGTCAGCGCGTAAGCAATCTCTGCTGCTAATTTCCAACTAAACGCTTCTACAAATTGAGCGTCATATAAATCTGCATCAGTAACATCTACTGTATATTCAATCCATGCATTACCAACGTTTGTATAAATGGTTTTCCCCTGCTTATCAGAAACAATTTTGTACTGATTGTCTCTAGGAAGTCCGCAGAACTGCTCATTGTACATCATTCTCAAGCACACTGCATCAGCAGGATACCGATATGCATATTTCCAGTTAGGCGGAACATCGGCAAGCGCGGCAAGCTGCACGCTTCTTGTTGCAAATGTCCACGGGAATTTTCTCAAAACCGCCTGCCTGACATAATCATAGCAACGCCGGCACACTCGTGCTGGTTCGCTTGCTTCGTCAAGCCGCTCTATTGTAGCTACGCCTATATGATTAAGAGCAATATTACAAATCTCAACTTTATCCATACTTTCACCACCTGTTATAGAGAAAGCCGGAGGCATATGCCCCCGGCTATTCTTATTCTTGAGCCAGTGCCACTAATTCACTAATAATAGTTTCCCTGGATTTCTGACTTGTTTTAATTCCCTGTTCTTTGGCCAATTCTTTTAAATCATTAAAGTTCATTGCTTCATATTGCAGATAACGCGGATCATCATGATGGAGAGCTGTTATAGCCGACACGTTAAGTTTCACGAAGTGTTCCGGAACTTTAATGTTATCAGCAAGGGTTACAATTTCATCTCTCCTATACATACGACCCAAAGTAAAACAATTACGCTTTACTTTATAAGTAGCCATTATAAAGTTACCTGGACGCCATCAGTCATATAAGCAAAGACTTTACCGCCTGCAGCATCTTCTGCTGTATAAACCAATCTAATATAACGGTTGCCATATTTGATCGGAGAAAAGAATTGCGCCACTGTACAAGCCCTAGTTTGAGCCAAAGAATCTGGTACACTTACTTCTACTTCATCGGCAGGACTGCTAAAGTCTTCCGTAGCAGAAGATTGTACTTTTACCTTGGTGATCTTGCCAGCAGTCATTGGTGTAGTCAATTTTACATCAAAGTACAGCGGATGCATAAAGCCACCTGTACTACCTAAATCAATAACATTACTGTTTGCACTAGTACCGGTAACGGCCTGATTTTCAGACAGTAATAATTGCGCATCAATACGTGCCATTATTATTTCCTCCCTTTTAAACGAGTTTAGATTCAGTATTCAGAATAGCTGCACAACGCTGGAACGGAACGCCCCAGAAATTAACAACAGGTTTTCCTTCAACCGTATCAATAGAAAGCATAGTGTTTTTGTCATTACGAGCAGCTTTAGCCATAAACGCCTCAAACTGCTTATTGCAGAAAATATGCAAATTAACATTATCAGGATTTTCAATCTGATAATAACCTTCAATCATTTTGTCAAAGATCTTCGTAGTAGAAGGATCTGTCAAATCAATGTTAGCTAAACGCACAACATAACGAGGATCTTTTACAGCAAGTCCCATAGACCAGTTATACTTATTGGTATGAGCAAAGAACGTTTCACCTTTATCATTTGTTACTTTTTGTAGCCCCATGTATTTATGGGTGAAACCGGCAGTATCGCCCTCAGGGAACAATCCATAAACCTGCTGTTCACCGAAACCAACAAACCATGCAGAAGTCAGATTATCACCAGTGCCGCCGCAGTCAATGATTTGATCTGCCCAAATCTCATCTTGATTGGTCTTACTGTAATAATACGCACCCAGACCTGTAAAGCCGGCAGGATTAATCTTTTCATCACCATAGAACAGTGTAGAAGCCATCTCTTGGTTCATTGCTTCAAGAAATGCAGCATTCTCACTCATCATCCAAGAAGCCTGCATATTGTTTTTACGTGCCAACTTCTCATCAATTTCGGCCAGTGCTTCCATCTCGCCGCATGTAAAAGATACCTGTTTCGTTTTAGACTTACTCGGTTTAGTACCACGGTTGATCATTCTCCATGCTACCTCTGGTAAAGAGTAACGCAAGGTTGCTTCTTCATAGTCCTTAGAGTTACACATTTTGAACGGCATAATTTTTAAAATCTTATTAGTTTTACTCTGCAGTTCAATAATTCTTTGATACTTTTTGTCGAACCCCTGACGAGAAGCAAAGTCTTGAAGGGTTGCGAAACCTGTCAAATCTGGCATTATTTACCACTCCTTAATATTTTTATTTGAACCCGCCGCCGGGGAAAAACAGATCGGCGTCGGTCGGTTCCTTAGCTTTAGGAGCTTGCCCATCAGGCGGTTGGTCTTCCATAAGCAAGCCTCCAATGTTTTGTAGCATTTTTTGTATTGCCGGATGATTTGCTACACCTGTATTTACAAGTACCTGCATAGCCTCACCACCGCCAAAGGTATTAACGGCCAATTTAGCAGCAGCAATGTTCTCACGAGAAATAAGCCCCTGCTTTTGGCATTCAGCAGTCCAACCGTCTACAATTTCCTCCTGCTTATGCATAACGTCTAAAACGACTTTGCTATGCAAATCAATTAATTTAGATGCCTGCTCCTGCGTAAGCTTTGCCTCTTTAGCAATGGCTGTAAAGTCAGCTTCTAATTCCGGCGTAAGCTCAAGCCCATCCTGAAGCTTAAATTCGTATTTATCAGGAACAACAGCCGGTTCATCAAACACACTCTTAGGTTGGGCCGCAGGATCGATATCACCTGCCGGCGTTAGATCTCCACTCGGTTCAACTGCCGGAGTAGGTTCTGTTACAAACGGGTCACCGGAAGGAGCAGGTTCACCGCCTCCACCAGCACCATCTGCTTCAAAGAATACTTGTGTAAACTTATCCATGTCTTACCTCCGCTATGTCGTTATCTACTTTAAAAAGGTCATCGTCTTCTAAATCAGGAGGGTGTCTAGCGCTCTCCGCTTCATTACGCATCAGCATTTCTAAAGAATGTCCATCGTTCAGCATCCGGATATTCTTTAACAAATCAACACCTACAGCACGTTTACCTGATAAGAAAGCATTGAAGTATGGATCAGATGAAAAAACCGCTGTTTCGACCTCTGTGCTTTCCAAAATGGCATAAATAAAACGCCGTCCGTTCTCGGTCCGCATAATAGCGTCCAAGTCGTCCAGCGCTTGTTGTGCAAGCATATTTGATTCTTTAGTTCTCATTAAATCCCACCTCCCAGCAGTTGATCTAATGCATTGCCGCCATTAGCAGGAGTTTCGCTCATCAATCTAGCTGCATCGGCATAATCTCGAACAGCAGGTGCTGCAGCAGCCATCTGCTCAGCTTGCATTTGTTCTTGCTGTGCCTGAGCACGTTGTTTGCGAATATTCGCAACCTCATTTTCATCACGCACAATCTTTTCTTTTACTCCTGTAGAAGTAGCAAAGCCGCGAACAGCTTCGTCTAAATCGATAATATCTAAAACTTCTGGTTGAGCGGCAGCAAGATTGCCAACAAATCCGACAGTCCTTTCAATAGCCGGTATTTCAACCATCTTCTGAGCTTGGGCAAGAATAGAAATAAAAGACACCTTTAATTCGTTTTTATCAATTTCTTCTGGCATAGGTGGAAATAACCCATGCCTCAAACAAATATCAAAAGTACGAAGTGTCATCGGTTCCAGGACTTCATTATGCATTTGCTCAAGTACCGGCGACAGCATCAAAAGCTTTTCTTCATGTCGCTCTGCAATTTCTCGCGCAGTCATTTGAGGTCCGTCCTGAGATGCAATCATCATAAACAAATCATTATAAAATGTTTCAGATATTGACTGCCTTTTTTCCTGGGACAAAGCCCCAATCCCTTCATACGCTTTTGCCCTTGGGTCTACGAGAGGATATGCCTGCTGCGCCAGTCCATCAGGATAATAATTTTGTCCTCCTGGCATTCTATTAAGCTTTTTCATCGAAGCAGGAAACGCCATCGCAGGGTCTGCTGCATTATCGATAGCTCTAAGTTTGTTCTTTTCAATCTTCTGTAACTGCATACAGTCACCTAAAGCATTATGTCCTGGACCTGCTCCATATACACTATTGGCAATCAAAGTCCAGCGCGGCATAAGGAATGGGCATTCTCTAAAACCGGATATCTTTAAAAACTTATCGTTTGCACCTTTTTCATAGTGATATGAGCGCCACGGGAAATTACCTAAAGCCAATTTATTAGGATCATAATCATCATTGCGCTCTATCAGCATTTCAACGTCAAAGTATGTCGTTATATTTCCTTCTTTATAGGCTGACTTCACGCTTTCCGATACATTATCTATCCCATATTCTTTTACGATTTGCTCAGCACTCAATCTAAAACGCCTTGCAAATACATAAACCCTGCCTCTTGCATCTACACCGCCTGCATATTCCCCGCAGGTATAAGGCCGCATCCATATGCCGTAGTTATAATCTTCCAACATCAAAGAAGCGCCTGTGCCGAACTGGGCCATCTCTGCCTCAATCTGCTGCAGCATATTATAAGCATTGCTCTTAGAATAAATGCTGCTCATAATCTCCTGGCAGTCATCGAGCCACATTCTGACTGTATGATAATTAGCTTTTTCTTCGTCTTGCAGACCAAGCTCAAACCACGGTCTTGACGGTGATGTTAACCCACTATGAATGCCTGCCGCACATTTACCAACAGCTTTTTGAGGGTGAGGGTCTATAAGATACTCGTCACGTCGATGACCTTCTGTACTTTGAATATCCACCTCAAATCGTCCTCGTGTTGGATTGATATACCGGCTAAGCATTTTCCATGTTGGCTCATATTGACTGCGTAACGTGTATAGCTGGGAAATGGTATGTTGTTTTCGCTTTAATCTATCGCTGTCTAGCAGCATATCTTTGATATTCATAATCATTCTCCCAACAACATTTTCTTAACACTATCCGAAGTAATCTGACCACCAGTTTTGTTTGTATAATTCCTACCACGGGCTTTAGAGAGCTTTTCAAACAGGCTTTGTCGCTCTCCCTCTGTAGCGTTATCAATCGTGGCAGCAGCCGTGCTTCCAGGTGCGCTTTGTTTGATCGGGTCAACACTGCCGCCACCTCCGCCGCCACCATGTAACTGCATTATAATCTTATGCATAGTCTCACCTCCCTTCACATACCGGCAAACGGATCATAAACCATTTGGCTATTATCAAATTGTGCTTCTATTATCGCCTGTTCTCTGCTTACAACAGATTGCGCAAAAGTTAAAGCGAGTGCATCCGCTCTATTAGGAGAGGGAACACCTCGCTTTTTCATAGCTTCTTTACTTTCAAGTTGTATTAACCCGCTAATATTAGGTACTGTTTCAGGGCCCGTTAAATCATCCGCTAAAGTCTGGTCATCCTCTGGTATAACCCCGCCTTCTTTCAGCCAATCTTTCATATTAGCCCACATCTCAGCACGTTTATTTTTGCAATCTTGCCTATTTGGCTTCCCACCAAAAGCAATCAGTGTCCACGATCTGCCCCATGCGTCACCAGCGCTCTTGATTCCTGTACCATAGCCTAAATCAATAAACACCGCATCCGCCTTGTATTCGTCCTCGAATCTAGCTAATATACCTGCTATTTCAATGTCGTTATCGTTCTTAGTAGTCGCAAAGAGCTTTTTAGTGAATAGCCCTTGTCTAAGATAAATAACTGTTTCGTCTCCGCCTGTCCATGCAGGATCACAAGCTATAATCACAGGAGCAAATCTAAATTGCTTTTCATGCAATGTCCTACGTCTTGCTTCATCAACTAAGGCGGTACTAATAAATTGCTTCTCACTCGCCGAAGGAAATTCGCCCTTGACGCGAACTTTAAAGAAGTCACTATCCTCGCCATATTGCACCCGCCAACCCTCAAGTTCAGCCTTGTTACTTATCTTAACAGTTCGGCTATCAATTTGTTTGCGGTTCCATAAACTTCTATTTTTATGAAAGCAAGCATGAAAGCGGCCACTACTCTGAGTAGGATTTCCGAACACACACCAAATGATTTCGGTATCAGCATCTGTCATTGCACCTTCAGCTACTTCCCAAATGATATCTGATATCTCAGAAGCTTCATCGAATATAACCAGAGTTCGCTTGCCTTGGTTATGTAAACCCGCAAACGCTGCAGGGTTACTATCATTCCATGGTATTGCATCTATACGCCATGTCTTCTCATGACCTTCTTGGTTAGAATAAATGCTTGTTGCAGAATAAGTGAACAAATCTTTTGCTATAAACAAGTAATACCATTTAGCTAACTCTGCCCAAGTTTTTGTTTTGAGTTGTGTATCTGTATTAGCTGTAACAACACCCTTTGTATCTTCATGTGTCGATATAGCCCACAGAATAATCCATGCCACCATAGCAGACTTTCCAATACCATGCCCAGATGCAACGGCTTCACGGATAACCTGATCTGGTGTTTTTAATCCTTCTTTGATATCGTTCAGCAGTTCTATCTGCCATATATCTGGTCCTTCTTTATCTTCAAGTTGAGTATTTGGTTCTCCCCATGGAAATGCAAGCCGTACGAATTCCAAAGGATCTTTACTGACACTTCCAAGAAAGTCTGTTAATGCCTTTATATCCTTTTCTGATAAAGCAACTCTAGACATCGCTATCCCCCTTCTTGCGACGGCTAGCAATTAAACCAGCAATATCGCCTTCAAGATTTACATCTAGTTGTTCTTTAAACAGCATATAGCGCTTACCCAATAATTCTGCTGCCTTAGTCCTGTCACTCAAGCTAGCATCTAATCCAAACTGGTCCTTTTCTTCTCCACGCATTACACTTGTTAAATATTCAAGAACATCTTCAGCTGTCGCAATCTTATCACTATCAACTGCTGCCATTCGTGCATTTAAATATTGCTTTACCTTGTTATTTCTTAGCAGTTTACTAGCACTAGCTGCCGCTGAATTATCATTCTTACACTTTGGATAAGCCTTTTTATAGGCTTCTGTTTGATTCCCACTCTCTATAAAGTAATCAACAAAATTCTTCTGTGCTTGGCTGATCTCATCCACTACTATCACCTGCCTTTAATACATTCACCAAATAATACAGAATAGCTATTTCTCTAAATGACCGAGCCATTTCTACCCTAACGCTTACACCCTTATTCTTTTTTCGCTCTGCCTTATCTGGGAATTTCTTTTTGTATTCTCCCCATGGCATGAGGTAATCTATTCTGTACATAGTACATACCTTAGATAGCTTCTGGCTATATACTTGCTCCCTTGAATAGAGGTATATAAAGCCTCTCATTTCTAAGGCTTTTATTATCTTCCTGATCTTGCTGGTTAGGTTCATCTTCATTCCATCACCACCTTGCAAATAAAAAAGCACCTAACCGAAGTTAAGTGCCTTTATATTAAGTTATATGCTAAATTCTGATATATATTACCGTGTTTTATCGGCTTTTTAAGACTAAATTATTTGTGTAAGTTAAGTGGCTATTATTAAGTTATCGATACCACTGAAGTTTGATTTGCATCTTCTATAAAGCGATCCGCGCTCTCTTTCTTTTCTAATTCCACCCACTCGGCAATAGCAAAATCACCATCGCCAGGCACTACTATCAGTGCATCTTGAGGCATTTCCTTGAGCCTTTCTATTAGTTCTTTTACTAACATTTAAACACTCTCCAATAAATATGCCGCTGTATCACCCCAACGGCAGGGTTGGCAGTTGCCGGATTACACTACTCTCAAACTTGTAAGCCCACTTACTTACAATACTATTTTATCATGTCAATATGTCGCCAAGTGTCGCCAATTCTTCTGTTTTTCTAGCAATTTCTCTGATTATTCTGTTCCTTGCTTTATATCCGCCTTGCCTTTCGTATCCGTTCCGGTCGCAAGTAGCAATTCGTTTTTCCTTTTTTAGATACCAGTCACTAATAAATTTAGCATCTTTTGGGGAATCCAGTAACTCTATCAATTTATATGCTTTCATCCGCATTTTTTTATATGCTTCAGTTCTTTCAACAATGTAATTTTCCATGTCAGCGATATCAGCAACAACTTGAGCAATCTTATCTTGTGTTCCAACATGTACAGGGCCCATAGATAATGCTGATGTTATTTTTAGCGATTTAGCTTTTAACATTATAAGCTCTTCCTCTGCATCTTCTATCTGACCCTCTATAAATCTTACTCTTCCTAATATTGCTTTTACTTCATCTATAGTCATTACTACCTCCGACCAAAACAAAATACTAAAAACCCACACATAATAGCAAAATAAATTATCATCGCTAAATTATTGCCTATTTCAATCATCAAATACACCGTCCTCAATTCCAAAAGGATATTCATCATCTACAAGAACACAGCCATTCTCAAAGCATATAGCGACTAACTGCTTATCTTCCATTCCATTTTCTTTGGCGTATTCATAAAGTTCTTTAATCGTCATCAAATACACCGTCCTCATCATTCAAAATTATTAATATAGCTTCTGCCTGCTTTTTAGTTAGTTCTGCAGAGACAACTATTTCTTGGCTATACGATTCCTGGATGTTGTAATAACAGATTGATCTATCAAGACGATAAATCGGTATTATTTCATACATTATACTTTACTCACTTTCTAATAACCGGATAAAACCAACGGGCTTAATTTGCCAAGCACTAGGCAAATTAGCCTTAATTGCACATATATGATTAGCCAATTCATATGCTCCCATATCACTATTGCCATGCTTTACCATAGAAAACGGGCATTTCTCGCAATCTCTATTTTTTAGGCATTCGTCTTGAATGGTCTGTAAGGCTTCTGATAATTTTTTGTAATCTGTCATTTTTCTTCACCTTCCCGTCTGTTCCATGCTTTAATAGCTCTCTGCTCTAATTCAGCCTCGCTTTCGCCTGTTTCTTTGATTACTACTATCTTAGCGGGACAATTGCTGCATTCTATAATATAGCCTTCAGCTTCTTCGTCCCTACAATCTACGACGGCACCGGTATCAGGATCGATAACGGGCATATGTATACCATCATCCCGCATTGTTGCTCCACCGCCGCAGAATGGGCAAGGTTTTAATTCAGTCATTTTTCTTCGCTCCGTTCTGTATCTTCCACATTTGCCGCTAAAATCCGAATAAGCAAACAGTTCCCACTCTGGCAGATCATCTGGTATAGTGCTTGCATGACGCATACAATCAGAGTTTACACACTTTTCTCCTTCGTAAAATTTGTTACTAGCTAAGCAGAAACAAATATCTCTATAGCACATCATTTTCTGTTTCACTCCAATCTAACCTTTGCCCGCAACGTGGGCAGTAATTATCGCTGCGCATTACTTCTACTTTGCAGGTATCTTCGGGGCAAAACCACACCGACGTCCCAATCACACATGGCCCATCGTTGCTATCATCGTTTCGCAAATAAAATACCAATGGCTTTTTGGGTAAGTCCCTATTACGATCAATCATTATCTATTCACTCTCACTTTCAAGCCAATGTTTTATACCAGTTTGACATGGTAATTTTTTACAGTTTTCACTGCCTTGCCTGTAAACACATATTTTTTGACAATTGTTTCTGCCTGCTGCCTCAACAAATGCTGCCATTTCTTCAATGCTCATAGCTTTAATTCTTTCGTAGTTAGTCATTTCAACCCTCCTGTGAGCAATGCTATTCCAAATAACATAAGTGTTACAGCCCCTATAGTGCAAGTAATGACATATAAATTACTATGTCTGTCACTGCTGTCAGTCAGAAGTACCAATATAAACCAAAAAGCTGACGCTATAGCCACAATAATAGATGCTGTAACGACACAATTCATTAGTAAATAAATAAAATCCATGCTATTTATTCTCCTTCTTCCTATCTCTTTTCAGTTTCGCCTTTTGGCTTCCAAGTTTGCTATTTTTATACCGCAGCATTTTTACCTCTTTAAGCAGAGCAACTAGCTCCGGCTTAACTATTGGTATATAAGCATCTTCCGGCTCATCTTTTATTAAATTTAGCATTACTTTTACATTAACCATTAACAGCACCGTCCTAAATAATTCTTATCAATGCTTCAACTCTCGGTACTTCTGCATACCACTTATTAACCGTAGCAGCTACTATCTGCTTATCGTCTTTGTACGCTATACCACTAAGGGCGTCTGTAATACACTTGAATATATTATCGGTATCAGGCTTCTTTGCGGGACGCTCTCCCCCTAAAATAGCCGCCTGTTTAAACTTTTTAGACTTGCTTGTCGGAATACTCATGTAAGCTGTTATCGTGACCGCTAAGGGCAATTCTGTGTATTTCCAGCCTTGTTTTTTTATTTCTTCCTGCGCAATAAGCTTTACATATGCTTTGTAATTTCTGCTTTTTGCCGGATCATATGCTTTAACAAAACCTCCTGCTGTACTAAACCTCGGTCTACCTTGTGCACACGGTTCTCCCGGTATCGTTATCAGTAACTCAGTCACAGGCTCTAGCCCCCTTACAAAATACTACCCAGCGAGTTTTTCCACGCTTATCGCCAAATAGCGGAAGCTCAGGAGCCAACTTTATTACGTCATTAAAAGGTATTTGCTCCTCGTTCCACTTGAAAATCAACGTTCCAAATGGCCGAAGTACCCTGAAGCACTCTTTAAATCCTGCCGCAATATCCTCTTTCCAAGTTTTAGGTAATACTCCATATTTCTGTGCAATCCAAGACTTTTGCCCTGCTCTCAATAGATGCGGTGGGTCAAAAACAACTAAATCAAAATAATTATCGGCATATATCATTTCCCGAAAATCCCCAAAAATTCCCGGCATAATTTCTAACTTTCGCCCATCACATAGCGTAGTATCCAATTCTCTGTTATCCTGGTAAACTGTGTATTTATTATCTCGATCATACCAAAACATTCTACTGCCACAACAAGCGTCAAGTATTCTTGTTCTCGCCATATTTCCAACTCCTTATATTTAAAAGGCTGCCCCCTGTGGTAAGGCCATTCCACAGGTATACTTCCCATATGCGCCACATTGCTTGTATATAGTGCCGAGGCAGTAGCTGGGCAGCCGTTTAAGCTAAAACAAATTTATCAGTATATCTGCTTCTGCGACTTCTCCAAACACGTCAAGCACATTACCGCATATAATTTTATTCATAAAATTCCCCACTCTATTCATTGCTAATGCTAATATCTTCCTTTTCTCGTAAAACCTTGAATTTACTGACTGTTTCCCGTGCTATTACGGCTCGTTGGTCATCCGACCACATCAAGCAGTTCGGACAAATACGCACCTCAAACCTATGTCCTCTGGTTATATGGCTACCCGACATCGTGTCCTTATGGCATATATCGCAATTCATGATCTCACCTCAAAATGGTTCTGACTTATTAGTATTCAGTTTGTCAAAATGTTCTTCGCCTAAAATCTGTAACTCTGCCATATCTGCTGCCAAGTTATACATCTTTGCGTGTTTATTATCGCCGTGTGTTGATTTAACTTTAGCCCTAAATTCAGCAATAGTTCCCAAAAAACAACCACAAGAAACTGTAATACCTTTTTCTTTATTTTTAAAAAACGTAGTGAAGTCAAACCTACTACCAATACGCCCAATTAGTAAATAGTCAGCGTCGCCGCACACCTCAGCGTTGCCGTACACCCTAGCGTCGCCGCACACCTCAGCGTTGCCGTACACCCTAGCGTCGCCGGACACCTCAGCGTTGCCG